TAATTGAGATAGCTTTTTTGCCATTTAGACTTCCTATTTTAAGTCAAAGTACTTGGAAATTCTGTAATCGTTTCTGTGAATCCAAAATCTTCATCCGAGTTTGCTGATACTGGATCTGGTACAGTTACAATTGCAACTGTTTTTAATGGATTCAAATCTACGGTATTTATTGTATATGTAGCATTAGAATAATCACCAACAATTACATCATCTTCTTCAAGCAAATCATTTAAGTCCGACACAACTAATGTGCCACCGCTATTATTTGCAAAGTATACAACAGTTCCTGTTTTGTTTTTGGATGAACTTCTAACAACTTCGCCCGTAACTAAAACACCAGAACCATTAGCATAATCAACGTATACTTTTTGTGATAGGGTGCTTCTTGAATCTGTGTAGATATTTGTATTTGCTTGTTCAATTAAACCAACTGTGCTTACTGGTGGGAAGATATATCCTTTTACTGTAAAAGATAAGTTCCAAATTATAAGTCTAGTCGTAGACATGTCGCCTTCATACTCTGTTTGTGGTGTCACAGAATTAAGAATAACTGGCATATCATATTTTCTACCTAATGAAGGTATTAAATCCACAGTCACAGTAAAGTCTGGTGTGAAGTATGGCAATATCTGTTCAAGAATTTGTGTACCATCTTCTGTATTCCTAACATAGATAGCTAACTCAAATTCAAAGTTGTATGGTATTGGTGCATACTGTGATGATACTGCACCTGTTGTAGCATTCGTGGAATAGTTTCTGTTTATAGTATTAAATTTTCTGGATGAATCATATTCTAATCCAACCAAATCAAAAGAAATTCTGGGTACATATGTCGCAATGGATTTTGTTAGTGTTGGATCAGATACTAGTCGTGTAACATATTTTTCTTTAGCACCATAAGAAAGAGGAACACGCATTCTCTCATGCTCAATTGTTCCAGCTTTATTGTATCTTACCAATAACAAGTCATTGAATAGTGTGCCAAAAGCAACTACTACTTTACGAATTGTTCTATTGTAAAAATGAGAATTATTTAACATCAGGCTTCACCAAAAGGATTGTGTTCTGTGAAATCTAATATTCCATCAGATTCAGTTTCTATTCTAACATTGTCTGCGATATCTTCAAATAAGTTATTACCAACTTGTGAGTCATCATTGTAAGATAATGCGCTTCTCAATGCATTACTTGTGTTGCCGCGAACATTACCTGTAGCAAAAGAACCTTGCACACGAATAATGTTAACCGATGAGTGTGCGCTATAAGAATGAACAATAGCTTGTGCGTTTGCTGTTGCTAATGAAGAACCTTGATATATGATTTCTCCAGGAACAAAAGAACCAGTACTTGCTGGAAATACTGTTGTGTTTGCTAGAGGTAAAGTTGCACGTTTGTAACTATCAAATATCTGGTCATCAATTTCATCAACACCAGTGGAAATAATTTCTTCACTAAAGACAAATTGTTTTAGTTTCAATGCATACACATAGACATTGCCACCACGACCACGACCTAGTGTGTAGAACATTGCTTGATTATTTTCATGTTCTACAAACGATATCTCAAAGAAGTTTTTCAATAGAGGAATGTAGACTAAATCGCCTTCTCTTGGTCTAGTCAAAGTTGTGCCCATGGAAGCAAATCTTCTCCGTGACATTAGTAGAGTTACCTCATCCCTAATCTCTAAGCCAAACTTTGATATGAAATCGCCTTCGCCATCCATTCCACTAACATTTTCCAGATACATTTCAATTCCGTAAGCACTACGAAACTCTTTTAGGGTGTCTTCACCATAGAGCATATCCACTTGGTCTCTTGTCGTTTGTGGTAGATAATAAACATCCATGCCATGAATTTGCATAGCTTCAATCACCAAATCTTCTACCAGCAATTGCTCACTGGTTATTTGGTGTTGTGGAAAATTATTAAAATAGAAGTTCGTAGACATTTTATCCTACAAAGATTTCACTAGGCATACTGCTGATGGTATACATTTCTTCTTCTAGTTTATCCAACTCAGTTTGTGCTTCTTGCATAATTCTTGGACCATCTAGTGTTACACCGCCAGGCATTTGAATGCCAGCAAACTTTGAAAGATTGGTACCCCATTGATATTTAATTTTAGCTGTAGCGTAGTTCTTCAAAAACTTATCATTCCAAACATCCGTAACGCCGGCTTTTGTTGCTGTGTTAGCTGTAATGTTTGTCGTTAAACTACTTGCAATAGTAATACTTGTTGGAGAATTGATTGTACGAATCTGAACTTCTTGACCACTAGATAGTGTGATAATGTCGTTTTCAATAACTTCTTGGTCAAAAATTGTTCCGGTTCCAGTAATAGTATTGCTTGTTGTTGTGCCCGTCAAAGTGCCTGTCAAAGTAACTGTATCTGGGCGCATTGCACGATAGCATTCCACAACAACATACTGACCAACTTGTAAGTCTCTAGACCAATCAATGTCTAAGAAAATTCTATTTTGTTTACGATTAAATCTGAACAATGGTGTACCAGAGAACAACAGATTCAATGTACGAATGTGTTGCATGGTAATTTCATATGAAACATACGACACAGATGTGAAGTCATACAAATCATGCAAACGCAACTGATAGCGCAAGTCAAACATATTGACTGAGGAAGATGACTGGTCAAACGGTATGATTCCAGTAACAAAAATTACTGGATCTGGGCAATAAATCCATCTGCGGTCAATATCAGCTTGAGTGATTTGATGCTTCAGGTACATTTGTTCGCAACCATCAAAATGATAGTCTTCAAAGAATTGTAGTGCATCATCAATTCTGTCTTCAACTTGGTCATCATCCACGTTGATTTGGATTACTGGATGACCCAATCTGCGTAGGCAGTAGTCTTTGAATGTCGCTCTAGTTGTGGGTTTAGCCATTTATAGTTCCCAATAGTTTTATTATCTATTTATACTATCAAGGCACCAGTCTTGGAATCATATTTTTTATTAGGATCAAACCACTTAAATCTTTCCCACCCAGGCTCATTCTCAAGCACTCTTTTGCCTTGAGAATACACACCAATGTGCTCCACAAGATTACTTCCATCTTGATTTTTAAGAATGGCCATCTTCATTTTGTGTTGTTCTCTGAAGTATTTCATTACTGGATACTCAGCCAGATTGCAACCTTCAACTTCTTTCACCGGCTCTTTTGTTACCCAAACTGGATATAATGATGCCATTGTCCAAAAATAGTCATCTCTAACATCATATCGGTACTCTCTAAAGAATTTATCTTCCCATGTGATTGCTGGCTTATTCAATTCAAAGTCGTACCATGGATTTCGTTTTAGATTGACTTGGCAGAAATCTTTATTTTCTTCTAAGAAATCTATCAGATTTTGTATTTTGATTGGCTCACCAAATACTACATCGTCTTCATGGTGCCAGATATAGTCATAGTCTTGCGTAGCTAGATAATTCCATAACTCAGTCCAAGTTGGAGTTAGTCCTTTATTTACCTCATGTAAAACAACTTCATTGAAACCACTTCTTTTAGCCAAATCTATAATAAGATTATCATTCCTATCTTTTGGATAATCGTCTATGAATATACCATATACTTCATGGTCTCCAAAGTCAATATACTTTTGATGTGATTCTAAAGTTGGAATTAAGAATTCTGGTCTGTTTGTGGAAAAGATAACTCTGCATATTTTCATATCAATATTCTGTCGTTATGAAAAATAGTTGAAATAATCTACCATCTTCCTTGTCTTTACCAAAGTAATCTAAAGACATATGATAATTGTTTCCACGATACAACACTAATCTGTTGTAAACATTTCCAACTCTATCAACAAGTTCCCACTTGGTCATGTCTTGTGTGACGCCAGATAAATCTGTGCCATCTTCCATCATACTACCAGTTTTTTTGTATCTGAATATTCCTGTGCCGCCAGATAGTGGAGCATCGGGAGTAAGATATAAAACACCTGCCCAAGTGTTATATGAATCAGCATGAATCCAACTTCTATCCATTGAAGTTGTTAGTTGAAAACTTCCTGTATAGCCATCGTTTGCTTGCCAGTCCGTAACATTTCCAGATACATCTTGGAGTATTTTTTGTATGGTTTCTTTTGTGCTTTCATTGATAAAAGTTTTTGTTCTAGTGCCCGGCCAATTGCCAGTAACATCAAACTCTTGTGCTAAAGCAAACTCTCTCACATCATTTGGATTATTATAGAACTCATCAATCACAATCATATTAGTTTTCATATTATCTCCACTTAGGACCTTCCATCCATACTGCTAATGAATGTCTTGTTCCTTCTGTCACGGGCAATGCGGCATGACTTACGAAAGACGGAAGAAATATTGCAGTGCCTTGCTGGCGTATTTCTTCCTTATCCGGAGAATTTTGTGACAAGTCATACATTTCAAAATCACCGCCTTCATAAGTTGTCGGATCAGTCAACTGGATTACACAAGTAAGTTTTCTGTGGAAGTGTGGATCACCATTCATCCAAAACACATCGTGGTGTCTTTTATATTCGCCTTGATATTCAGATGAATATTCAGCCAATTGCACAAAACTTAATCTAGTTATATGAAAATTGAAGAAGTCGTGATTTGCTTGAATTGCCATTTTCCAAATCTCATCAAAGAGAAATTGGAATTTGGGTTCTTGATGAATAAACCGAATGTCGCTTCTGCGATATTCGTCATCATGTATTTCATTTGAAACACCCATAGATGCTTTTTTAGAAGGTAACTTTAAACCTTCATCTAAAATGAAATCGCATTGCTCTTTAGTAAATCTACTTTTGAAGTAGCACCATTCACCATTCATAATTAGTTAATTACTTTAGATGCTAATGGTCCTTGAGGTTTGTTTTCTAACTGCGCTCTTGCTTGTTGAGAAATAGAATCAATAACTGGTCTGCTAAACTTGTGTGGGATTTCTTCCAAGCCAGCTATAAGAACATTTAACCAACTTGTTTTAACAGTTAGTGTAACTTGTTGTTCTTCTTGTTGTTGTGGTTGCATTGCGTCATTCATGTCAAACTCCTTTATAATGAATTAAT